GCAGCGGGCGGCTGGCGGTGAGCTGCTCGAGGATCGAGGGCCGGTCCGAACTCGACGAAGCGAAAAAAAAGGCCATGTCTCGTCGAGCTGGTGCCCGGTTGCCGGGTCCTAGTGCCTCGAGCTGCTCGAGATTCGGCCTTATTTCGCCCGCCGGTAGGTTTCGAGCGGGGATCGAGGCCCGGGGCCCGGCATGATTCACTGAGAAAAGGACAAACAAAAAACCCGCCCGGATCGCTCCGGACGGGCTGGGGTTGCGTCGGCTGCTGAGCGCCTACTGGTGCCGGTGCCGCTCGAGCTGCCGGGCCTCGTCGCGCCGGACGGCTTCGTCGAGCTCGTCCGGATACGGGTGCACGGTCAGCATCTCGTCGAAAACCAAAACCGACAAAGCATCGGCGGGCTGCATGGGCACGGTCTCGCGCCCGCATTCCTCGCAATCGTCGGCGATCACGTCGCGATACATGATGCAGCACGGCTCACAGACAAAAAACTGCGTCATCGTCTGGCCCTCCTTAAACATCGATCGAGATAGACGCGCCGGAAAGAACATCCTTCACAATGTCCTCGATGGCGGCTTGCCGGTCGTCTTCGCTCTCGCGTTCACCGACGCGCTCGTCGAGCTGCTCGTTTATCATGTGCTCGATCTCGCTCTGGTGCTCATAGATGTCGAATCCTTCCATCAGCAAATCCGAGAATCGATCCGGCAGGGCTGAATCGATCTTCGACTCGATCAAGGCCTCGATCGGATCGCCTAGAACGATCATCAGGGCCTCGGCAAGCCGATCCTGATTGCGCTGCATATCGGCAAGATTGGCAACGGCTGCTGCGCGGGCGCTCTCGGCCTCGTCCCGCTCGAGCACGGCGCGGGCAAGCTTAGTGTGCAGCTCCGCAATGTCGATGCCCTCGGAGATGCCGGTGTTTTCTGCTGTGTTTTCCATTGGTTTAGTTCCCTAACTCGCAAAGTATCATTTGACACTTTTTCACGTAGTTTTTTTATATGGGTTTTTCGCAAGTGTGAAAAGCATAAAAAAAGGCCCGCCGGGTGGCGGGCCAGTGGGTCGGCGTCGAGCTGGCGGCTAGGCCGTGACCTTGTCGAGGATCGCGCCCGCCTTCTTCTCGAGCTCGATGCGGTCGTCTTGGTGCGGAATGTCCCGGGCAAGCGCGGTGATGCCCTGCGCGGCGTCCCATACGCTGGCAATGGGCCTGCCCTCTTCCTTCACGTGCCGGGCGGCTGCGGCGCGGCTGCGGGCCTTGCTGAGCCCGGCCCGACGATGCAGGAATTCGAGCGCCTCGTTTTCGTCGTCGGCAATCTTTGCCGCCTGCGCGGCCTTCACGCCCTCCATAAAATCAAAGGTCGATCCATGCGCGAATGATTGCAGGGCCGGGGCGGCTTCCATGGCAAAACGATCCGGCGCGAATTTCGTGTGCCGAATCTTGATCTCTTGAAAATTCTCGACGCCCCAAAGGTTGCGGTTCATACAGACGCCGCGCAGATACATTGCCGCGACTCCGGCGGTCTTGCTGCCGGTCTCGCTGTTCCATGCGTAAAAGCCGCGGAACACAAGGTCGGGGTCGCCGTTCTCAAGCTTGCCGATCTCGATGGGCCGGGTGTCGTCTACCAGAAAAACGAAAACGTCGCGGTCGCTGGCGTAAAGCGTTGTTGTGTCCTTCGTCACTGGCACAAACGGGTCATAGATGGCCCGCCCGTTCGCGCTGCCGGTCATCATGCCGGGGATTTTCCAGCCGCTGCCCTCGCCCGCAACGCGGTTAATGGTGTGCACCATTTCCCAGTCAAAAATCCGGCCATAATCCGGGCCGGTGGTGGCCCTGAGCTCGCCGCCCTCGGTGCCGTGCCCGTATGCCTTCACAAGGTCGCGGCTGCGGTTATAGCGCAGGCCCCATTGCATGGCGTCGGCGGCAATAGGTGCCGGAAGGTCTCGCAGATATCCGGCAGGCGCTCCGGCCAGATTGGCAAGTTGATTAAAGGACCAGTTTGTCGGTTTGTTCAAATGCTCGCGCCCGTCTTCGTCGGTGTATTCGATCAGAATATCGCCCCGGGTGGGGTTCGCTTCGTCCAGCTCGCCAATAACCTGCATTTTGTGGGTGTTCACAATCTGGCTATTCATCTGCTGAGCGTCGGCCCGCTTAAATGCGAGCAGGTCCTCGAGGGACAGAAAGCGCTCGTCATCCGGGCGGTTCCACCAATTAGATGAGACCGCGCTGTTTCCGATCCCGTGCCGCAGGGCGTCGGTTTGATAAGCTTCGGTCACCGGGTCGCTATGCTTATGGCGGCTTATGTCGGTGACTGTCCCGTTTTTACAGGTCAGGCGGTCGAGAATGGGGTGGTTCTGTTGATCGTTTTGCATTGGTTATGCTCCCGTTAAAATGCGGCCCGGCTTGGGCCGTCTGGGTGTTGTCTCACATTATCCCACCCGGATCAAGTAATTTCCCAAAAAGTAAGCCCGCCAGATGGCGGGCCTATAAAGGGGGATCGGCTGCGGGTTCAAAACTCCCGCAATATTGCCTCGGTTCTGGCGTATCGGTTTAAGGCCTCGATCAGTCCGGGCTCGAGCTCTCGCAAAAGAGCTAGGTTGTTTTCGTCCATTCGGGAAACAGAATGATGAAGGCCATCTATTGCCCGGGCTAATGACTCGGCCCGGGTGTCGGCCATGCCCTGCTCGATCAGTTTTTCGGAATACTTAACCATGGTTTTCTGCTCCTTTATCGAGGCCGATATCCCCGGCCACGTGGTGACGAATAACCGAGCCCGGGGGCAAGGTTTTAACAAATGCCCGCAGGCGGTCGCCGTCGGTCTCCGGCTGCTGCTGGTTCGCGGTGGCGGTCCAGTGCAAGGCGACATTTCCGCCCGCCGCATAGCATCCGCCCGGATCGTCGGTGGCGGCTTTTTTCTTACTGGCTCCATGAGCTGTAAACCCGATGATAAAGTCACGATTTAAGCGGGCACATAACGGGCCATCCTTCCCGCCGCAGTTCCGGCATGTCACATCGTCATTATATTCTGCCGGGCAGCGGACTATTCGGGTGCCGCCGATGCGCCGATATTTATGCAGCCCGGCGACTCCGAGCTCGTACTCATACACCGGAGCAGATATCCAATATTCAGGTTTAACAACGGTAACGGTTGGGGCGGCTTCCTGCGCCAGCACGGCCTCGTCTGGGGTGGCGGCGCTGTAATTGATCACGGTTTTTTCCGAGCTCAACTTGTGAGACCAGAAAAGCGGGTGAAAATGCGAATAAGTGAACGAAAAGCCGCGCCGAGGTTTTGCGTCCAGTACGGCGTCGAGGTAATCAAAATCAATCTGTCCCTCGCCGCAGCCGCGCCCGCTCGGGTTCAGTTCACAAGATGCCGGGCATGTTCCAAACTTTTCCGAGCTCCCGGCCCGGTATGTGACGGCGCACCCGGCGGTTTTTTTCGCGGTGCTCATGGCGGTAGTTTTCAGCATCGTTTTTGCTCCCGTATTGATGCGATTTAACCCATACATAAACCAAAGAAAAAGGCCCGTCAATATAGCGGGCCTTTTTTATCATCTTCGGTGTCGGTATCGATCAACGCGCCGATCGGCTTTTTTGTAGTTGGGGCCGTAAAGCAAGCGACCAAGCAAGGCGAAAATAAACATCAGGCAATCACCCACTTTCGGCGAATATCAGAAACAGCGCGAACAATTTTCCGCAAGCGTTCGATTTTGTCAAAGTCGCTGTCCTCGCTTATGTGCGTCACCTTATCGGGTTTGTGGTATGGATCGTCCGGGTGATTACGAATTTTCAATGGCGACAAAACACCCACACCGACAAAGTTTCCTTCCCCTTGGGCATTCTGGTCCATCACCTCGAAAATCTTTTCGAGATCAGCCAGTGCCTCAAGAACATTTTCAAGCCTCATTCGATTCCCGGCATATAGAACTTGCTTACTCATCGCAATCTCCCGTGTTGCAGTTGTCTCCCTGATATATGGGATTATTGCGGACAAATCAAGTCAAATATTGTGTCCCAGTGAAAAGGCTGTTGACAGCGGAACAAAGGCTCAACCTTCTCGATGCCGTCCATCTTCAGATCAACCGCTGCCGCTGCCGGATACAAAAGACACTCGGACGGCTCTGTGGCCTTGGTCTGTCGCTTGATCAAAATCCAGCAGCTTGAGTGCTGGTGCCGGGATAGCCACGCCACTTGTGACGGGCGGAGTGTTACCGCGTTGCCGGTGATGTACTTGAGCTCGACCAGATGAAAGCCCCCGGCCTCGTCACATATCATCAGGTCCGGAATCCCGGCCCCGATGTAGTTCTCAATCCTCGTCAAAAGCAGCTTCCGTTTCGACCGCTGCGCTGCTTCCTTCACCTGCTTGTAAAAGCCTGCCTCTCGCTTTGTCGCGATTGGAGGTATTTTCATCTTCGGGGGTGATATCGATTGTGACCGGGGCATAGCTGTTCTTAATCTCCTCAAGAGCTTTCAAAACCTCGTCTTTACTCATGCTGTCAATCGAGCCATGACGGATTTCGGATTTGCTTACGTAGATGTCCCCTTGTGCCTGACCTCGCCGATACTCCGCTTGAACAGCAGCAGAGTAAGCGCCGTTCTGCAAAGCAGTGTCCCGGATGAGCTGAAGGTCACGCAGATGCCGTTGGTAAGTTACGCCGTATTTCTCGTCGAGCTCGCGGCGGTAAGCTTGGATCGCTGCCACCACGTGCGGAGAGATGTGGGGGTTGGTAAGCTCGTACGCCCGGGTGTGGGCAGAGCCGACAGAGTAGCCAGCGTTGATCGCCGCCTCTCTCAAAGTTATCTGACCGTCCTTGCTGACCAGCTCTTTGACAAAGAGCTCCTGCTTTCGGGTCAGAGCGGATTGTGCTGTCACCGGGGGACGGCCCCGGGTCTCCATGGGTTTGCCGGTAAGCTTCGACGCTCTCTTTCTTGCCGCCATCGTTTCCTCAGTTAAAAAGGTCAACTCCCATCCTTTTTACAGCGGTTACTTATATAGAGCAAAAAATATTTTTTTTGAAAAAGGCCCGCGACCC